AAAATTGTGTTTTGAAATATTGAAAGTTTCCATGATAGTATATTTTATAGATTGATTAATTATTTTACGATTGAATAAGAGTTAGAATATCTAAGGAAATCTTGCCAATCATTAGCCGTATTGTTTTCATGGCTTTGAAAATCTTGCTTAGAAAATTTGTCAGTTCTAAACTTTAAACCCTCTTTTCTAATTGTGAATGTTCTATTTTTTTTGTTGCTTTTTACTGTAATTTCAATTCCTGATATCGTTTTCATAATAGAAGTATTTATATGTTATTTTATTAATTATTTTACCGTGTTGTATTTTGTGATTACCTCAACATCAGCAACAGCAACAAAGTAGCCATTCACTTTGATATATTTTGCATTACAAACGTGTTGAACTTTACCAGTAAGAACATAAGCGGAACTTTTAGAGCCTGCCTTAATTTTAACCGTATCACCTTTTTTAAAGGTTTGCTCGATTCCTTTGTTATTCCATAATTTAGAATCATCTATATTATTAGCAATTGCCGAGAAAGAAACCAAAAAAGTTAATGCGATAGTAAGAGTAAATTTTTTCATGATAGTAAGTATTAAAAGTTATTGTTGTTTTTAACAGTTTCGTTCTTTGGAACTCATCAGGGCAAACACACATTTGCCGACTGTTTGCAAAGTGAATGCCTTCCGACCTTAACACTATTCCGAGAACTCAACACGAACCCGAACTGCTTGACTATTTTAATGCTTTATTGAAGTGTTATTCTCTAACCTTCCAACACTTCAAAGATAGTTAATTATGACTATTATATAATACATTGATATGTTAAAGTTTTGTTAAATTATATAAAAATAACTAATAAGAAATAAGCCTATTTAAAGAGAGATAAAAACAAAGTGAATGCAATATACTTAAAACAACAAATTGTTAATCCTGAATATCGCAGGAAAGCCACAATAAAGAAAACAGCACTACATAATAATAATTTATATAACTTTGTTGAAACAAAACCCGTATAATATGGAACTAACAGCAGTAAACGAAACAAAGCCCATAACATTAAAGAAAGGTATATTTATAACCCACGAAGAACAAGACAACATCTTTTGTGAAATACTTGACCGAGTCATACAAGGCGAAACGATAAACGCAATACTAACAGGTCAAACAATGCCAAACCCAGCAATGTTCTTTAAATGGTTAACAGATAACCCCACATTAGGCAAGCAATACGCTTACGCACGTGAGGTGAGAAGTCACGCTTTGTTTGATGATTTATTAGTAATTGCTAATGGCGACAAGGACACGGATACTATTTGTCAAGTTCAACGGGACAGGTTAAGAGCGGACACTATTAAGTTTTATATAAGTAAGATACTGCCTAAAGTGTACGGAGAGAAGATAGACGTTACCAGTAACGGAGAAGCTATTAATATTATAAGTCTTGGCACTGGTATTGCCCCGCCTTCACTGGATAAGCCAAGCATTGATACAGATTACATAGATGTAACGGAGGAGTAAGGTAAATGTATATACAATAAGAGCCTACTGTATATACATAATAGCGAGTAACAAGGCTATAACGTATATACGTATATACAGAATAAGCACTATCTTTGTGTATTAACTAATCAACTGTATATACACTATGGCAAACACAAGCAAGTACAAAGGAGGGAGCAAGCTAACAACGTTCCGACTACCTACTGATAACTATCATGAAGTAAGGGAGGCTATTAATGAACTGTTAAGAGGTTATGAGATAGGACAGGAGCAAGCCAAACAGGAAGCCCCGAAGTTAGTCAAGAAAGCCAGCATCAAACCAATAGTTAACAAACAAGGCACTAATACGTATGAATGCGGGTGCACTATAGACAACGGACTGCTTAAACGGGTGAAAGGTTGCAAGAAGGGAAAGAACGAACATATATAACTATATACCCCCTTTGAGAGCCACAGCAAGCACCCCCGCCCCCCCCTGACAGGGAAAGCAAAAAGGCTTGTATATCCCCCCGTAGTAATTTTATACTCAGTTTTAAGTTGCCCTACTGTGTGAAGAAGAAAAGGATTATTGTGGCGATGAGTAAGTCTTTTTCTATGGCTGTTTGTAGATTTAGTGGTAATTGATGTGTTGTACTGCTTTGTGTATTATCGTTGATTTTAGGGCATATTATTAACTAACTTAAAATGAAAAAAAATGGATGCAAAACAATTGAGAATTGGAAATTTTGTTTGGGAAGATTATGGTGGAGTTTATGAAGTTGCTAATTTATTTCGTGAAGGTTATATAGATTTAAGTAAACAAGGAATTAACGCTACAGGACGATATGATTCCGAAAGCATAAAACCTATTCCTATTACCGAAGATTGGTTACGTAATTTTGGATATGAATTGTTTGGAGAGACATACGTGATTCCTGATTCGGGGATATTCATTTTCTTTGATAAGGATTTGATTTGTTCTATTTCAGGAGATTTCATATTGCCGAATATAAAATATGTTCATCAGTTTCAGAATTTATGTTTTTCTTTGTTTGGAAAAGAACTGAATCTAAAAACTGTTCCTTAAAAGCTGAAAAAAAAGCGAATGAAAAAATGTTGTTGTTTTTATTGTTAATTTTAAATTATGGGAAAGACATATAGGCATATGTTTCTTGGGAAATGGAATAATGGATTTCAGGACATGGTTCCTGTTTCTGTTAAGAAGTTTTGGGATAGGCATAACTTTGATAAAGGCAAGTTCTTGGCTTTGCGTGCAAAAAAGAGAGTTGATGTTCTTGATGATGAATTATATAAAATATTGAAAGAATGGGAATGAAAAGCAAAACGATTAATATCCCGATTTATTGTGGCAAACTGACTATTATCTATGATGAGGATTTGTTGTCGGTTCAGAAGAAATACAAGACTTCTTCGTTGGAGGATTTTGGCGCAGTAACTTTTAAACATAAGTCAGGTTATCGTCATTATGTAGTTGCTTTTTCGGATAGAGAACATTTGAGTAATATCGCACATGAGATAGTCCACATTAAGAACTACATCTTTTTGGATTGTGCCATGGAGTTGGATAGATACAATGATGAACCCGAAGCATACTTAACTGGATGGCTGTTTGATGAGATTTATAAATTCTTAAATAATTGCAATGGCTAAAAAAACATCATTTATAGGAGGTATTCCAGATGGAACGCCTTTGGATATTGTTCGTATTGCTAAAAACGGTGAAGTTGTAAAAAAAGAAATGACCTATCGGGAATGGAGAGGTTTGAAAAAACAAGCTGGATATATTTATTTAGCTTATCAAAAAAACTTTTCTCAATTCAATTAATTTTATATATTTGTACCGTGAGGTAGAGAAGTGGTATCTCGTGTGGCTCATAACCATAAGGTCGTAGGTTCGAGTCCTACTCTCGCAACAAATATTTTTGGTTATTAGTTAGTCAATTAAAACCCGAACTCCCGATAAAAAGGAGAGATTTGGGTTTTTTTTATATATTTGTTTCAAATTTTATGTATGGAACTTACTACGAAGCAAAATCATGCAATATACTACCTGAATGATAAAGTTACCAAAATGGTTCTTTTTGGAGGTTCTGCGGGTGGAGGGAAGTCGGTTATCGGCTGTTTATGGTTGATGGAAATGTGCCAAAAATACCCAAAGACAAGGTGGCTTATGGGACGAAGCAAACTAAAGGCTTTAAAAGAAACAACCCTGAATACCTTTTTTCAATTATCACAAGATTTAGGAATATCAAACCAATATAAATTCAACTCCCAAACAAATGTTATCACTTGGAATAATGGCAGTGAGATTTTGTTGAAGGATTTGTTTTTGTTCCCATCCGACCCTAATTTTGATTCTCTTGGGTCATTGGAGATTACAGGTGGCTTCATTGATGAAGCGGGACAGTGTACTTGGAAAGCAATTCAGATAGTGCAATCACGTATGCGTTACAAATTGAAAGAATACGGACTTATTCCAAAATTATTCATGAGTACCAATCCACAAAAGAATTGGGCTTACTCGGAATTTTATATGCCAAATAAAGAAGGCACCATTACCGAAGATAAAAAATTCGTTCAGGCTTTGGCAATGGATAATCCGCACCTTCCTGATAGTTATATTGAAACATTGAAAACATTAGACCATGCAAGTAGAGAAAGACTTCTTTATGGAAATTGGGATTATGAGGATAATCCTTATGCGCTTTTTGAATATGCTGATATTTTGGGAATGTTTACTAGCGAATGGGTAAAGCCAACTCAGGACAGGCTCATTACTGCGGATATTGCATATACTGGTTCGGATAAATTTGTTATTGTTGTTTGGGCTGGGCTTGTTGCTGAGAAAATAATCGCTATCGATAAGATTGACGATACGATGATTTCAAAAAAACTGAACGAATTAAGGATTCAGTATCGTGTTCCAATCAAAAATGTGATTTATGATGCCGATGGATTACAGACATTTACAAGATATTCTGCTAGTTTTGG